TTCAGGAGGACGTTTTTCTTCTGGAAGTTCATTAATATTATCCACTTGTTGTCTCTTTCTTACAACGTATGATACCGTATAAGGTATGTCCTCTATTTGTGTGATTTGAGTAACTAGAGGAACTTTTAGCTCTTTTGTAATAGACCACAAGTGAGCTATTGCGTTACTCCTAGCTATTTTTTTAGGTCTTCTCCACTAATCTCTAATGAGTTATACTCGCCAATTAATTGACTTTTAACATCTTTAGGAAGATTTTCTAATACCTCAAACTCATTAAAAACTTTTTCAGTTAAGTCTTCATCTTTATAAGTAGCATAAAATACACACATCTCTCTATATTTAGTTAGCATTTCTAATTCACATATTTGGTCTATTAAATTATGAATGTATTCTTCATATATTTCATCATAATCTTTATTTAATAGTTTTTCTTCATACTGCTTAACTCTATCAGTTATAAATTCTTTAATTGCATCTTCTCTCCATTGAGGGAAGTCGTCTATTTTTTCTTGGTAATCCTCATGTTTTTCTAATTTATCATCAGCTTTAGGTTCGGTAGGAAGATTATATTTTAGACTCCTAACAGCTTCATTTCCAGCATCTTTAGTATAAAGAACTAATAAACCTTGTATTAATTCTTCCTTTCGTACAACTCCACTTTCTGGAAGATAAGCTAGTTTCTCATCAGAATCTTTATCCCTAAGAATTTTCCTCATTTCTGCTGATTTACGTAAAGCAAATACTCTAGCTCTATTTGTCTCAGCATCTCCTATGATTCTTAAATAGGCATTTAATGTTTTGCCCATAAATTCTATGCTAACTTTTTTCTTCCATTGAAATAATCTACTAATATCCACGTCATTTTTATCTATTGATTCCATTATAAACTCCTCTTTATATGTAAAAGGAGCTATAGATGAGCGAAATTATTCGCCCCTATAGCCCCTTAAAACTACTCCTTTACCAAATGGCTAAAAATCTATTCTATTTTTAAGGTTTTGCACCACTATACACTACAATTTGAGCAGTGTTAGACTTCCAGTTGAATGTATGTTGGGCATTTTGATTTACTGTTGAAGTATAACTATCTCCAGTAAGTATTAACTCCGGAATATAAACGGTCTTTAAGATTGATTCGTCATCACAAGGATCGTAAATCTGAACTTCAAGGTCTACACCAGATGCAACGCATTCAACACCGAATTCAAATTCAGTTGCACCAGAATCTATTGATCCATATAACAAAAGATCAAGTAATTCAGTGTCTGTATCAAATACGGTTAAAGTACCATCTACAGCAGGAGTTTGGCTCTGATAGCCAACAATATTTGCATTACCCATTTCACTAACAGGTTGGACATTTAGTGTACCATTGATGGTAACTGATTGTACTCTAGGGATAGTTTCCGCAACGATTACAATGGTTACATCACGTCCCTTAGTAGCAGCAGGAGAGCTAGTATCGGATACATAACTCCAAGCTGAACCAGCAGGATTAGCATGGTAAACAACAAGAACTTGTTCTGTTCTTGTGTCAAACGTTGTTAATGTAGTATCTACGATTCTGTATTCACCAGTTGCAGGAGCAACAGCTACTTCCTCAAGATACTCTCCATCAAGAATTACAGATAGACCATAATTGCCATTATTAAGCACAATAGGGGTCTCACTAAGAGAGAATGAAGTTGTTCCTTCAGTAAACCTATCTACCATAACATCATTCTTGAACCACCTACTAGATGAACCTATCAAAGTATAATCCTCTGAAGATTCAGCATCAACAGAATAATTGAAAGTAAAGTCTCTTACCTGTAATCTATGAGCGTGGGCAGATTTAGCAAAGTCAGCGACAGTCGCACTCTTTACATAAAGAATAGCGTCTACTTCTCCCAAATCAGCGATATCAGCACCATCAGCAGGATAGTCATCTGGATCATTACCTGATAACACAGCAAAAGTTCTAATACCAACATCAAACACACTAAATGTTAATGTAACATTAGCGGCATCAGTTGTAACTCCTACCATCTGGTTATTACCGATTTCATAAACATCGGTAGAAGGAACATCCTTATTAATTGTTAGTCTTTGAACTCTTGTGACATCAAGTTCATCAAAAATACCAACAATAGTTAATTTAAGTTCCTCTGAAGGGATTGCGAGTCGTTTCGCCATATATTAAAGCCTCCTAAGTTAATTGATTATAAGTTGCCACGAATGCTACGGTTGCTCTGTAATATAACTTATCTACTAATTCGGGGAAAACTAAGATAATCTCTAACTTTAAATCTTCTACTTCTAGACATCCCAACTCAGTTGGGCTTACATCTGGAGGAAATCCTTCATCATAATCATACACAGGTATGCAAGCCTCCAATCCATTTAAAAGCCGATAAGCAAGTTCATCTCTTTGAGTTTTATTTTTAGCGAATACGTCTATATACCAGGTTCTAAATTGTACACGGGTACGGTTGCCTAGCTCCCACTTAGCTGTATCAATACTTCTAGCATCTATTGCTAAGGTTGGTAATTCTAAACCTTCCATTGGGAAACCATCAACTATGTTGAGAAAATCGCCAATATCGGCAAATAAATCCACAATAAAATAATAAACTGATAAGTCCTCTTTTCTCTCTCTAAGCATATGATCTCCTATTATATATTTAATGTATCCCTGATAAATCTACCACCTTCTCCTTGAACTCTACGATGTACCCCTGTTTTTGTTGTGTACAATCCATAAAGCTTATCTATTGCTTTAATCCTTGTTTCAGTTTTTGTACCAATAGCTTTTGGACCTTTTCCGGCTTCAATTTCCCTAGTCTCTTCATTTATAATTCTAACTACTTCTTGAACATATTCTTGCTCAGTTCTCCCCTCTGCTTCTACTTCTACATCCTTGACCATTGACTTATAAAGAGCATCTTCTACTTTTGGTGTCCAGATACTAATTGATTCTCTAAATAAACTAGTTAAAATTCTACTAGCATCATCAACAAAGTGAGTTGGTTCAAACAGTGGATATGGCATAGACTTGCCTCCATGTCCAACTGTCGCATTTCCATAATTAATCACTTGCCAAAATGGAGCCTCTTTACTAGAAAACTGGCTTAATCTATCTTTAATAACTTTATCATATTTCTCTTGTCGGTCTGCTGATACTTTTGGTTTAAGTAGTTTTCCCATTCTCTCCATTTCAGGAGATAAATAAGCCCGTTCTTTCTTTTTTTCTGGCTCTGGTTGACCCTCTCTGGCTGGTTTATAAATCTTTTCCATCCAGAATTGTAGAGAAGCTTGCATACCCTTAATTGGTTTTTGAGCTTTTCTAGCATCCCCTATTTGAAATTTTAATCTAGTTACATTAGCGGCAGCTATCCATTGATCAGCGTGTCCTAACGGAAATAGGTCTACTTTAATACTCTTATCTGCAATACTAATTCCAAACAATCTAGTACCATGATTTATAATAGCTGCTGTTAGTTTACTTGTAAATGGTGGATAATCATATTCTCCAGTTTTTACACAAGCTCTTAAAGCGGATTCAATTAAAACTTTTGTAGCTATTGATCTTCCTTCTTCTCCTGCTAGAATATCATCCATAGCTAAAACAAGTGCTGCTTTACTTGCAACCTTTTTAACCTCTGCCCTATCTTTTAATCTACCAGCATCTTCAACTTTGTCTTTCAAAAGTTCCAGGTTTTTTCCTAAATTATCTAGATAAGGCTCACCAATATCCCAATCAACCATTACTCAATCTCGCCAAATATCTCACTAACAACCGCCCTAGAAAAATTATTACTAGAGTCTAAGATTAACTTTCTTATTTGGGGGTAGTCTTTATGACTGTTACCTAAAATTTCCTCTACATTTGATAGTAGAACTGCTTGGTATCTTTTAGTTAATCTTCCTATAAAAGCTACAACATCAAGGATATCAAATCCCTGCATTATTACACCAGTCTTTTTAAATCCCTTAATATCTAGGTCTTCCATTTAACTCTCCTTTTCAATCAAGTCTATTAATATTCTATTAATATTCTTAACTCCTCTTAATGTTTTTTTTTCTATTTGCATTTCTTTTCCATCAACAAATATCTTTTTAGCATTTTCAACCACACCAAGATTAGCTACTGTGTATTTAATTTGAACTCTACATTCTCCCTCTGCTAATTGACCACCAGATACCCATCCTAATTGCTCAGAAAATCCCCAAGTAATATGTCCAGAAATAATTACTACCTCATAAGTAGGTATCCAATAAACTCCACTACAAACTGTACAGAAGGAATCTGTTGATGTATTAGTAATGGGGTCTAGACTACATTCTGAACATCCAGATAAAGTAACTGTATGCCATTCTGTTTCTCTACCTATAGCATCTCTTATTGAATCTATAGTAGATTCGGTATCTTCTGGAAAGGTTATTGTAGTCATGGTGATGTATCCCAATTTCTAGAATTTATTTTTTCAAGATTCCAGTTTATCCAACCTCTATAATAAAATTCTCCATTTTCAGGACTATCTAGTAATTCACAAACAGCTACAGAAGCATTTAAAAATTCATGATAGACCTCGCCATCAAAAGTTATCCTTATGAGTATAACTATTGGTCCAAATAAAGTAGGGTCTAATGTTATAGTATCCATAGTTAAACTTTATAGGCATCTTTTAATAGAGGGACCCATTGGTTTTTAACTATGTATTCCCAAGATGCTTTCTCATCTGTCCATTTATCTAATGATTTTTTAGACAATTCATTATATAATTCTTTATTTTGGTAAAGTTCTTCTAACCTATTCGCTACATTTACCGGATGAACATACCCACTAACTGTTAAAGTATCTGGATTTGTAAGCCATTGAAATATTGGCACTAATAAACCAGAGTCATTATATATTTCAGTAAGAGCACTATGATTTGGCACAATTTGTGGTGCTCCTGTAGTTGCATGTTCAGAGTTTACGAGTCCCCAACCCTCCCCTATTGCAGTATTTAAACCTATATCCGCTGCATTATAAATTAAATTTAATTTTTCTATAGGTACTGATTGGTTAATTTTTTTAGTATTAGAAATTATTAATCTTTCATCTACTCCATAACGGTAACATAACTTTAGGATATCAAACCCCATATCTTTTATACCCATATGGAGATATAATTTAACATCCTTAGGTTTATTTTTAGCAAATATGGAGAAAGCTTGTATGGTTAAATCTATTCTTTTTCTTGGTTGATTTCTATTAGCATTCAAAACTATACAAGATTCTTTTAAATCTTGATTGGGAAACAATAATTTTTTAGCTTCTTCTCTAGTTTCAAATTTTTTATAAAAGATTGATGTGTCTGTTCCATGTGGAATAATTTCAATCTCAGAATTGGGAATAATTTTTTTAACTTCGTTATATCCAAACTTAGTGTAGACTACTATTTTCTTTACAATATCGAAATCTTTAAACCAATCTAAATCTAAGTCTATTGAATCTACTGGAAAATAAACAACTATAGGTGGAATATTTTTCCAAGTTTCTTTTATCTTTTTAAGAAATCTTCCTACTACCCAAACATCATTTAGTATAAAAAT